TTATGCCTCGACGTCGTTCAGCTCGCAGTATTCATCCCAGTCCATGTCGAGGGCTTCGGCTGCTTCTTTGTGCGCAGACAGACGCATTTCCTTGAGTTGCTCCGGTGTCTCCGCGATGAACTGCAGCGCAAGGTCCCATGTAGGGATGCCCAGGTCTTCTGCTTCATCTTCAAAGGCCCATAGGGTCTGCTGTTTTTGCTCTTCCGGGCTCAGGTTCTGGATTTCAGCCTGCAATGTAGGGTTGGTGACGATGTATTTGGCCAGGGCAGCTTCGTTCCAGTCGTTTGCGTTCATGCGAGAGTGATCTCCTGTGGGTCGAGCTGACATGTTTTGGTGGTCGGGATTTTTCTTTGAGAAAGGATTGTGCGTTAAGTGCCGCGCATGTGCTACCCAACGATGGGCCGTCGGTCGGGGTAGGGCGTTGCAGAGTATGGGTCACCAAAACAGGTGCAATAGAAGTCGCCCAAGCGGCTTCACTTTGCGCCTGACTGCACCAGGCCACCCGCTACAGGCTGTCGCACCCGGCCTCCCGAGGGGTCGAAACAGATGCTGTCAAACCGTGGCGCAACGCAGACCGACGGCACTCCGGGCGGAGGCTGACGGATTTTCTGCATGCGATCAGCGATCTCTTTTTCGTTGGTGATAATGATTTTGCGCCGTCGGCTGACCTGAAGGATTTCCGTGGCGTTGAGGTTGAGCCGGTGCGTGAAATCGCGCTCCTCCCAATCGCTTGACAGGCGACTCTGTGCACCGCGCTGCAATGTGCTTTGTCCCACATATGTGGGGCAGGGCGTCGATGCAAAACTGACCTTGCCCTCAGCATTGGTGCATTTGAACACCTCGGCCTGAGCCTGCCCGCAGAGCCAGGTCGTTGCGGCTGCCAGCAGCAGTGAATACCGTTTCATGGGTCGCCTCCTTTTGACGCGCAAGGCTACCACCTGCCAGTCCAGCCGCCAAATCGCGCCAGTGCTCCTCAATGTGCTTCTTGGTGAGCTTTTTGCACCCTGGCCAGCGCCAATGCGACAAACAGGTCTGCATCTCCTTGCAGTACGCGTAAGTGATCTTCGACATGATCTCCCGTGCTTGCGTGATCCTGGTTTTCGATCAGTCGCGTCACCTCGCACAGGGCGTTGGCGGTCACCCATAAGCTTTGGCGCAATTGGCCAATGATTTTCACTACACCCTCGGCGCAGGTCGCGTCCTGCTCTTGATAACCTTCATGAGTCCAGAAGCGTTCCGGGAGGACCGGTACTTCCTGGCGATTGATTGACTCGATTCCGGTCACTACCCGATTGATGTCGACGCCGGCTGCCGCGACCCTGAACAGATAATCCGCTCTGGGCAGACGTTGCCCGCTTTCGTAATGACCCTGGGCATTGGCCTCCACGCCGCCAATTGCACCCAGTGCGCTCTGGGTGAGCTTCAGGCGCTTTCTTTCCTGCTTCAGACGTTTGCCGATACCGTTCATCAACATACTCCTGCGAATTCGTGCCCTGCACTTCGTTTGTGTAGTGGGCACGCAATGGGGGCTGGAATACGGGCTTTGTTTTAGATCAGAGAATCAGCCTCGTACTTATGGCTGCTCGTTTCAGCAGCCGCGAGTAGACCATAGCTCGTGAACCGGGACTGCGGGAGGGTTTTGGCTGCACTGGGAGCTTCATTTGCGAAAAGGTCCCGAGGGCCTTTTAAGCGCTATCCGTTCGGGTTCAAGAGGTAGGGCATATGAATGGATTTGTTCGAGCGCTTTGAATTATCAGCCGTTAGCGCAGATTAAAACGGCGCCCTTATATTCATTCGGATCAGCGCGCGAACATGCCCCACCAGAACACATGGCCGAGAATGGCGATTTGCTCTTCCTGAATCTGCTGAAAGCTGTAGTCCTCGTCGGGGTGCTCGTCACGGTTGAAGCTGCGAAAGCGGATACCCGATGGCAGGCGATACACCTGTTTTACGCGTAACTGGCCATTATGGTTAATGGCGTAGAGATCACCGTCAGTGATATCGCCAATGGCCGATTTGCCGATGTTGACGCCCACAGTCGCGCCGTCGCGCAGCACCGGCAGCATGCTGTTGCCGCGGACCGTCACGCACTTGGCGTGATCGAACTGCACGCCATTGTTGCGCAGGCTGCGTTTGCCGAAACGCAACGAGGCGTTTGAGCTCTCTTCGATGACGAACCTTCCCGATCCGGCAGCCAATTCAACCTCGCGTAGAAAAGGGACTGACACTTCATCAACCTCCAGCGGTGTTGCATCGTCCCAGACACTGATGTCCTGCATGCCTGGGTGTTCGACACTCAAGCCCTCCGCCGTCTGTGTGGGCAGCGGTACGCGCCCGCGCAACTGATCGGTGGACACCCGAAAATAGCCAGCGATTCGGGAGATGTGCTTGTCCGCAGGGTCCGCGATTTTGTCGTTGAGGATCCTGGACAGCGTTGATTGCGGCACCTCGGTGCGACGGTGGAGTTCCGTGGGGGTAATCCCGTCGCGAGCGAGCAGTGCTCTGAGTGTTTGCGAAACCGTTCGTTTTTCCATGGCGTGCATATTGATTCGCGTTTTTGCATATTGCAAATGTTATTTCGCAAATGTTTAATGCGTTAACGCATACATTTGTGTGCGATATGCAATCCTCGAGGTGCACTCAATGATCTATCGAAATGCGGTAACGGCTGTGGTCAGGGTGATGGCGACCGAGACGCTGCATGATATTCGCAGCCAGTCATGGCAAGGCAAAATCGATTCGGGAGAGGTCCGCCGCAGGGGCAGCGGGCTGTCTCGCGAGGACATGAAAATTCACGACTGCTGGATGTACGCACGCCTTCATGGCGTCTTGAGTGGCGACCACTGGGCTGCGTTGACGGCACGATATTCAACCCACACGCAACACAAGATTGCAGCCCTTGAACAGCTCTGTGAAAGGGTTAATACGCCTGCTCCTGCTGTGTTTCGTGAGCGTTGCGTGTCGACCTGGGGGTTTGCCAAACCCAAGGGTGCGGCGGTGGGGAAGCGCTCCATTGGCACGCTGCCGGCGTCTTGGTATGACATGTCTACCTGGGATAACGAAGTGCGCTCAGAGCGCACCCGGCAACGCTGGGCCAGCGCTATTCGTCGCACGCTGGATGAGTGGGTGCAGGACGCCCTGGTTCAGGTGCAGGCCATTTGCGACAGCGAAGGCGTGCTGTCAAACGATGCCGTTTAACGGTCGTTGCTTCTCTCGTCCTTGTCTTTATGCATATGAGACTTAACTCAATAAAACCGGTCACTGCGCCGGTTTTTTTGCGTTTCAGGGCGGCGTTATCACAGATTAATTTGCACTGATGCATAAATAATTGTTTACAGCGTTGTCGCCGTCCCGTAGATTTTGTCCATGCTCTGGTTTTTGCGCTTATGCATAACCCGACATCTCTTACGAAACATCTGTTGGTTGGCCTCTAAGGGCTTGGTCGGCGGGTGTTCCCCCTGCAACCCAATCCCTGTGAGAGCAGCCATGACGCCGGACAAAGACCCGTCAGTTTGGGCTGATATCTGGCTGGTTCTGCGTACCCCGATCTGGCAAGGAGCAATCATGGCCGTGATCATTTCGGTGCTGCGGGTGCTGTATGACGCCAAGGAGACCAGCAAGCTGCGGGTTGTCCTTGAGGCCCTTATCTGCGGCGCGCTGAGCCTGTCGGCCAGCAGCGTTATCGAATGGATGGCCTGGCCTTCCAGCTTGTCGGTAGGCGCTGGCGGCGCAATTGGCTTCATCGGCGTCACGGCAATTCGCGAGCTGATCATCCGTTTGATCAGCAGGAAGATGGACTCCGTCTGAGCCAGCCACTTCCCATTTCTGAGCAACCCATTAACCCGCTTCGGCGGGTTTTTCATTATGGAGACTTGACCATGTATCACCTTCAATACCTTGGCCTGACTGGCCGAAAGGAGCTGCGATGAGCCATGCGCTGATTCGCTCGCTGCTTGAACAGCGCCTGAGTCAATGGGCGTCTGCAAAAACCTTGCGCGTTGCCCTGCAAGGCCTCGATTTTGTACCGCAAGCCGGCGAAACATGGCTCAAGCCGTTGATGCTGCCGGTCAGCACTGACAGCAGCACTCTGGGCGCAGACCTCTATGTGTATACCGGCTCTTTCCAGATCAGCATCGTCACGCCGCTGGGCAGCGGTGCTGGCCTGGCGGACACCCTGGTCGATGAGCTGGCGGCATTGTTTCCGGCTTACTTGCGCCTGAGTCGCGATGATTTCGCGGTGATGGTGCTGACCCCGGTCAAGCCTGCGCCGGGCGTTCAGGACGCCACTACGTATACCGTCGCCGCAAGCTTTCAGTACCGCGCCGACACTTACTGATTCCGCCCACAAGGGCAAAACCACAACCCGCCGCGTGCGGGTTTTTTCATTTAAAACGAGGAATACCCAATGAGCTTTAACCTACCTAACGGCGCCATCATGGAAATCGCCGCAGTGCTTAACCCACTCGTGCCAGCAACGGCGCTGAGTAACGCTAACCCTGCGGTGGTTTCCGCAGCGGGTCACAACCTGGTCACCGGCGATGTGGTCGTGGTTCACTCCGGCTGGGCTCGTCTCAATGAGCGCGTGGCACGGATCAGCGCAGTACAGGCTGGCTCCTTCGCTCTGGAGAACGTCGACACCAGCAAAACAGCGATCTACACCCCAGGCTCGGGCGCCGGTTCGGTACGCTCGGTCAGCGCCTGGGCGCAGATCAGTCAGATCACCGAAGTCGCTACCACAGGCGGCGAGCAACAGTTCGCTACTTTTGGTTTTCTGGAAGAGGACGATGATCGCCAACTGCCTACCACCAAGTCTGCGACCAGCATGACGGTCACCGTGGCTGACGACCCGTCGCTTGCGTATGTCGCTGTGTGCGAGGGCGCTGACGAAGCCAAGGAAGCACGCGTGGTGCGCCTGACCCTGCCTAACGGCGCGGTCATCTATTACCACGCCTACGTGTCGATTTCGGCGACGCCGACGCTGTCTCGCAACAACATCATGACCCGTGTCGTGACCCTGTCGCTGGCCTCACGTCCGACCCGCTACCAGGCGTCGGTGTAAGGAGCGGACATGGCGAAGATCAGAATTGCCCACAACCCGACGTTCAAGGCCGATGTCGAGATCCCTCGCGTCGGTGCGGAGCCGGTCAAGGTGCCGTTCGAATTCCGGTATCTGGATCGCACTCAGTTGGCAGCCCTGTTCGACAAGTGGAACAGCGAGCGCGAGGCATTGTTCGCGCGCATCGAAGAACAGTCCCTTGGGCTTGCGGACAGCACGTTGGCTGAAACCCAGATGCAGGCCGCTCAGCTCAAAGAGGTGATTGTCGACTGGGGCTTTGAGGACGCGCTGTGCGAAGAGGCGTTGCTGGCGTTAGTGCAGACCTCGGTCAGCGTGCCCAAAGCCGTGCTTGATCGCTATCAGCAGTGCTACCAGCAGACCCGCCTGGGAAACTGATCGGCGCCTCCCGCGTGCTCTACCAACCCGGGCCGTCAGACGCTGAGCTGGCGGCCTTGGGCATGACCGTTGCGGACATGCCCGACACCGCATATGACGTCTGGCCAGACAACTGGTCAGCCGTGCGGGTGTTTGAGGCCATGTCCACGCAATGGCGCACCGGACCCCGAGGCGCTACCGGAATGGACTACACCGCAATCCCTCAGGTCGCCTGGATGCTAGGCATCAAGCGCCCTGAACTTTCAGAAATCTTCAATGACCTTCGCCTGATGGAGGCCGAAGCCTTGCTCGTGATGAGCGAAATGAAATAAAGGAGGCAGCATGGTTTCCATTGCTGACATCAGCGCCTATACCAAGGCGAAAACCGAAATCGATAAATATACGCAGTCCCTTACACGGGCAGTCAAGGCTTCGGCAGATATCGAAAAAAGTACCACTAAGGCTACGCAGTCGTTAAAGAGCCAAGGGAATGAAGCCACTGCGCTCAAAACCAAGTTGCCCATGGCGTTCGATTACGGTGCGACACAGGCTGGGGTGTTAACCGGAAAGGCGCTGACAACGTCTTACGATCCGGTCAGTTCTGTGGGGGATAAGAGCAGTCTCGACAGCTTCAAATACACCCTGGATGCTTCAGGCCTGTCTTATCCAGTGTCCACATCTACCTATGATAAGAAAGACGAGAAGAACAGCAATCCGATTCTTGAGGGTGCCAGCACGGCTTTTGACGATTACAAGAAAAAAGCCAGTGATGTAGCGGGTATGAGTAAGGACGTGTTCAACGGTGCCTTCACCTCAATGGAGAACGGTATTACCAGCTTTGTGACAACCGGAAAGTTCTCTTTTTCCGACTTCACAAAATCAGTCGTAGCTGACATGGCTAAGATTGCGGCACAGAAGGCAGCGGTCGGGATTCTAGGTACATTGTTCGATATCGGAACAACTCTGTTTGCTCCTTCGGGAGCCTCCCCATCGGCTGGCTCAAGTGCTTCGGATTATACCGGCGCGGCTTTCAGTAACTGGCTGGGTGCTCAGCAAGCTAAAGGCGGCGCTTGGGGCTCAGGTGTTCAACTCTTCGCCAATGGCGGTGCCTTCACCAACAGCGTCGTCAGCACCCCGACCTCATTTGGCATGGCCGGTGGGCGCATGGGCCTCATGGGCGAAGCAGGCCCTGAAGCCATCATCCCGCTGACCCGCACCAGCAACGGCGCCTTGGGCGTACGTGCCGTCGGCGGTTTTGGTGGTGGCGGCGGCGGGGCGTCGATTCAGATCAACGCACCGGTCACCGTCAACGCGCAAAACAGCAGTGGCGATGGCGCCCAGCTCGATCAACAAGCGTTGCAACAGAACCTGCAAAAGCAAATGAGCGCAGCTGCTGAACGAGCAGTGGCCGACTCCTGGCGTGCCGGTGGCGTCAGTTATCGCAACGCTAACGGGAGGGCCTGAGCATGGCTATCGAAACCTTTACCTGGCCCACGCAACACGGCGACGCCCCCGACATCAGTTGGCGGGTGCGTTCTTCGCAGTTTGGCGATGGCTACAAACAAACCGTTGCCGACGGCCCCAACAACAAACTGCAATCGTATCCGGTGTCGTTTACCGGGACCAAAGCCCGGGCTTTGGAGATCATGGCGTTCCTTGATCGCCATGCCGGTGCCAAGGCGTTTTTGTGGACTACGCCACTGGGCGAGCTGGGCCTGTACACCTGCCAGAAATCCGTGCCACGGCCCATCGGTGGTGGACTGTTTCAAGTCACAGCCACCTTTGACCAAGCCTTTCATCCATAAGGACAGACCATGCCTTTAATCAGTGATCTCCAGGTCTTGGAACCTGGCAGTGAAGTGCTGTTGTTCGAACTGGATGGCTCCGATTACGGCGCTGATACCCTGCGTTTTCACGGACACTCCATCGGCTATTCTGCTGAAGAATTATCCGCTGCCGGTGTAAACGCCGATCAGTTGCCGGCCAAATCCATCTGGTGGCAGGGCAATGAGTACAGCGCCTGGCCATTGCAGATCGACGGCATCGAAGCCAATGGCGACGGTACTGCGGTTCGACCAAAGCTTTCAGTGGGCAACGTCAACGGGCGCATCACCGCGCTGTGTCTGGCCTTCGAGGATTTGCTCGAATTCAAGCTGACCCTGCGCCACACCCTCGGCCGTTATCTGGACGTGGTGAACTTCGCTGCGGGCAACGACGAGGCAGACCCGACGCAGGAGTCCATCGAAGTCTGGTTTCTGGATCAGAAAACCAACGAAGACGGTGAGAACGTCACCTGGGAGCTGGCCAGCCCAGGGGATGTCGGCAACGAATCCATTGGCCGACAGATGACCACCTTGTGCCACTGGTGCCTGACCGGAGGTTATCGCGGCCCTGACTGCGGCTACACCGGCCCTTATATCGACAAGGACGGCAAAGCCACTGACGATCCAGCCAAAGATCAATGTGACGGGACGCTGGTGCGCGGCTGTGATCCGCGTTTCGGCCAAGCCAACCAACTGCCATTCGGCGGCTTTCCAGCGGTCTCACTGATCGCCAGGAGCTGACCATGCGCACGCAGACCCTCGACGCGATCAGAGCGCACGCGGTCGCAGAATACCCTCGGGAAAGCTGCGGTTTGATCATCTCCACAGACGGCATCGAGCAGTACATCGCTTGCGTTAACAACGCCACTGAACCCAGCGAAGAGTTTCGTATCGCTGCACAGGAATACGCCGACGCAGAGGATCGGGGCGAGGTGACCGGCATCGTTCATTCACATCCCGATGCCACCAGTCGCCCGTCGCCGCGTGACCTCGCCATGTGCGAAGCCACCGGTTTGCCCTGGCATATTCTCAGTTGGCCGGAAGGTGACCTGCGCACCGTTTTGCCGACCGGGCACACGCCGTTGCTCAAACGTCCGTTCGTGCATGGCGCCTGGGATTGCTGGCAAGTCTGCGCCGACTGGTATTCGCGGGAATGGGGTCTGGCGTTCGAAGCCTACAGCCGTGAGGACGGCTGGTGGGAGCACGATGGCGGTCCCAGCCACTATGAAGACCGCTACGCCGACGCAGGCTTTGAACGTGTCGGCACACCGCAGCGCGGCGACATCATCATCATGGAAATTGGCCGCACCAAACACCCGAACCATGCCGGTATCTACCTGGGCGATGATCCAGCGCTGCCCGGTGAAACCGTGGCAGTGCAAGGTGCCGGGCCGTTTCTGCTGCATCACCTGTACGGTCGACCTTCGGAGATTATCGTGTTCGGCGGGCCCTGGCTGGCGCGGACGAGAATGGTGCTTCGGCATCGGCTGGCGAGGTAGTCCACTTCAGAAGATCCATTCATTTACAGGCTGTCATTACGCAGCCTTATTTATTGTCCGGAGAGAGTTATGGCAGCTAATGCAGCCAGTTATCAGCCCGTGACCGTCATCAAACTGTCTGGTCCGCTGCTGAAAAAATATGGTCGTGAACATCGACGTGTATTGAGTTCGGGAGATGTAAGGGAGGCGTTTCGGGCATTGATTATTACGCTCGAAGGTTTCAAGGAAGAGATTCAGCGCCTTGCAAGGCTCGGAATGCGTTTTGCGATTTTCCGCAATCGACGAAACGTCGGTGAAGATGAATTTTTGCTGGGCGGCACCAAGGAAATCAGGATTGTGCCGGTTCTGGTAGGCAGTAAGCGGGCCGGGGCATTTCAAACCATTCTAGGTGCAGTTCTTATCGTGGTTGGCGTGGTCTTGTCCTTTACGCCTTTTAGTGCTGCTTCTCCCTTTCTGATTCAGGCGGGCGCGTTGATGATGCTCGGGGGTGTGGTGCAAATGCTCAGTCCGCAGATGGCAGGTCTGAAGCAAAGTGCCGCGCCTGAAAACCTGCCTTCCTATGCTTTCGGCAGTGCGAAAAACACCACCGCCAGCGGCAATCCGGTACCCATTTGCATCGGCGAGCGACGCTGGGGCGGGGCGATTGTCTCCGCATCGATTTATGCCGAAGACAAATCCTGAACATCACGATTGAGTCGGTGATGCGGCGGTCGCAATGATTACCCCCGCTATTGAATAGCCCGTTTCAGGGCTTAGCCCTTAATGTCCGGAGAAAAAGATGGCCGCCATAGCAGCGCATCAGCAACCGATGACCACTATCAAATTGTCTGGCCCTCTTATCAAACTGTTTGGCCGAACCCATCGGCGTCAGCTTGAAACGGGCTCAGTCAGCGAAGCGTTCAGTTCGCTGAGAAATACCCTGGAAGGCTTTGAAGCGGCGATCAGGAAGTTGGGTCGCTCTGGCATGTGCTTCGCGATTTTCAAGAACCGGAGAAATGCCGGAGTGGAAGAGTTTACATCCGCCGGGAGTCAAGAGATTCGTATTGTCCCGGTGGTTGAGGGCAGCAAACGCGCAGGCGCGATGCAAGTGGTTTTGGGTGTCGCCCTGATTGCACTCGCATGGTGGAATCCACTGACCTGGAGCGTTGCCACCGCATCGCTTGTGACCAGCGCGGGTATCGCGACGGCTGCCGGTGGTGTTCTGCAGTTGTTAAGCCCCCAGCTCGCGGGCCTTAGCCAAAGCGCATCGCCTGAAAACCTGCCGTCCTACGCTTTCGGCAGCGCAAAAAACACCACCGCCAGCGGCAACCCGGTGCCTATCTGCATCGGCGAGCGACGCTGGGGCGGGGCGATTGTGTCGGCGTCGATCTACGCCGAAGACAAATCCTGATCTCTACTGACACCACCCAACCGCCCTCTGGCGGTTTTTTTATACCTGGAGAAACCCATGGGAGCAGCACAAGAGATTCACGGTGCCAAGGGCGGTAGCAGCAGTCCCAAGGCGCCTATCGAAGTCAGCGACAGCCTGCGTTCGACCAACCTGGCGAAGATTCTGATCGCCGTCGGTGAGGGCGAGTTTGACGGCGTACCCACCGCCGCTGACATCTATCTGGACAACACACCGATCACCGACGAGCACGGCAACGTCAACTTCCCCAATGTGAAGTGGGAATGGCGCAGCGGCACTGTTGATCAGGCCTACATTCCTGGCATCCCGTCGGTGGAAAACGAAACCACCATCAACGTCGAGCTGCGTGATGACACGCCTTGGGTGCGCTCTATCACCAACACGCAACTGTCGGCGGTGCGGGTGCGCCTGGCCTGGCCCGGCCTGCAAAGTCAGGATAATTCCGGCAACCTCGGCGGTTACCGCATCGAGTACGCGATTGATGTCGCCACCGATGGCGGCGCGTATCAGCAAGTGCTCAACGAAGCCGTCGATGGCAAAACCACCACCCGTTACGAGCGCTCGCGGCGCATTGACCTGCCTGCCGCCACCAGCGGCTGGCAGATCCGTGTGCGTCGTTTGACGCCCAACCAGCACACCAACAAGATTTCCGACACCATGCTCGTCGCGGGCATGACCGACGTCATCGACGCCAAGCTGCGCTACCCGAACACGGCGCTGTTGTACCTGGAGTTCGATGCCGAGCAGTTCAGCAACATCCCGGCAGTCACGGTCAAGTGCCGTGCCCGCAAATGGCAGGTGCCGAGCAACTACGATCCGCAAAACCGCAGTTACAGCGGCGTTTGGGACGGCACGTTCAAGCAGGCCTGGACCAACAACCCGGCGTGGATCACCTTCGGTATCTGCACCGAAGACCGCTTTGGCCTGGGCAAGCGCATCAAAACCTGGATGGTCGACAAGTGGGAGCTGTACCGCATCGCCCAGTATTGCGATCAGGCTGTCGGCGACGGATCGGGCGGGATGGAGCCGCGCTTTCTGTGCGACATGAACCTGCAAGGCAAGGCCGATGCCTGGTCACTGCTGCGGGATATTTCGGCAATCTATCGCGGCATGACCTACTGGGCGCAAGGCCAATTGGTGATGCAGGCCGACATGCCCCGTGCGCAGGACTTTGACTACGTCTTTACCCGCGCCAACGTCATCGATGGCAAGTTCGCTTACGGCAGTGCCTCGGCCAAGACCCGTTACACCCGGGCCATCGTCAGCTACGACAACCCCGACAACAACTACGACACCGACGTCATTCCCTACGCCGACCTCGCCTTGCAGCGTCGTTACGGCGACAGGCCGGTCGAGATCAGCGCCATCGGTTGCACCCGCGCATCAGAGGCGCAGCGACGTGGCAAATGGGCGGTGCTGAGTAATAGCCAGGACCGTACCGTGAGCTTTTCAACCGGTATGGAAGGCGTTATTCCGCTGCCGGGCTACATCATCCCGATTGCCGACTCGCTGCTGGCCGGTTGTGAAATCGGTGGGCGTATCTCGGCGGTGTCCGGCCGTGCCGTGACCCTTGACCGCGACACCCAGGCCAAAGCTGGCGACCGGCTGATCATCAACCTGCCCAGCGGCAAGGCCGAAGCGCGCACAGTAAGCGTGGTCAATGGCCGCGCCATCACTGTCACCACTGCCTACAGCGAAACGCCGTTGGCGCAGTTGCAATGGGCACTTGACGCCGACGATCTGGCGATTCCGCTTTACCGCGTACTGAAAGTCAGCCGCACCAGCGAAGGCAATTTCGACATCACCGCCCTGCAGTACGAACCCGGCAAGTTCGACTACATCGACTCCGGCGCGCGGCTGGAAGAGCGCCCCATCAGCGCACTGCCGATCTCCACCGTCGCCGCGCCTGCCAGCGTCAGCATCAGTTCCAACACCGCCATCGCCCAAGGCCTTGCCGTCACCACCATGACCATCGCCTGGCCTGCGGTGTCCGGCGCAGTCGCTTACGACGTCGAATGGCGCAAAGACAGCGGCAACTGGATCAGCGTGCAACGCACCGGCGCCACCAGCGTCGACATCACCGGCATCTACGCCGGTGCCTACCTGGCTCGGGTGCGAGCCGTCAGCGCGTTCGATATCTCGTCGATCTGGAAAAGCTCGATGCTTGCTCAGCTCAAAGGCAAGGAAGGCTTGCCACCCTCGGTGACCACACTGACGGCCGAGAGCTTACTGTTCGGCATCGGCCTGAAATGGTCCTTCCCACCAGGTGCAGAAGACACGCAACGCACCGAGATCTGGTACGCGCCGACCAACAATTTTGACGGCAAGACCAAGCTGACCGACCTGTCCTACCCGCAAGCTGACTACGCGATGCAAGACCTGCGGGCGGGTGCCACGTTCTTCTTCTGGGCACGGCTTGTAGACCGCAGCGGCAATATCGGACCGTTTTATCCGGTGTTGAATGGGGTGATGGGGCAGGCCAGTTCGGATGCCGGGCCTATTCTTGAGTTGTTGGTCGATAAACTTACCGAGAGCCAACTGGGTAAGGAGCTACTAAGCGATATTCGCAAAATCGATGACCTCCAGAACCAGATTAATGCCCTGGACGATATCCTTCTTTACGACGCTGCCAAGACTTATAAGACCGGCGACAGCGTGCAGGTAGGGCAGCGAATATATCAAGCCGCCATTGATGTTCCCTTCAACACGCCACCGCCCAATCCGGCGTATTGGCTTGATGTTGGCCAGATCGTGAAATCTGTCGGCGGTATTGCCCAGCAAACGAACACCAACTCCACGAGCATCGATAATCTAAATGGTGCGTTGGCCTCTCAAGCCTCCAGTCTTCAAGTGTTACGAGCGGCTTCGAGAGATGACAAAGGTGAGGGTGAGCTGGCGGATGCGCTAAAAGGTTGGAGTAGCACTGCGAGTATTGCCACTGAGCAGGCAGTGCGATCTTCCGAGAATGAAGCTACTGCCAAGCAGCTTAATGTACTCAACTCACAAGTGAGTAGTAATGCTGCGACCGTGAGTAACCTGGCCCAGACCGTCGCTAATAATCAATCGGCAACTGCACAGCAGATCTACACGCTTTCGGCTTCCGTAGGTAGTAATACAGCCGCTGTGCAACAGGTGTCTCAAGCGCAGGCTAATACGGATGGTCTAATCGGGACGATCTGGTCTGTAAAAATGAATACCACAGCTGGCGGAGAAAAGTACGCAGCGTCGTTTGGACTTGGGCTTCAAGTTGATCCCTCCGGAGTGTCTTCACGATTTGTGGTGCAGGCGGACACGTTTATGCTGATGAACGTGAATAACGGTAAGCCTGTTTCACCCTTTGCCGTTTCTGGTGGTGATACGTTCATTAATAGTGCGTTCATCCAGAACGGTACGATTACTAATGCAATGATTGATAATGTAATTCAATCTAATAATTATCAGGAGGGTTCTGCCGGATGGCGGCTTGATAAGGCAGGGAATTTAAATCTTAATGGTAGTGGTGTTGGTTATAGGTTGAAGCTCAATAATCAAGGGCTTTATCTGACCGATACCTCGACAAATGTGGTCGTCGTGGAGTTGGGGGTGCTTTCATGACATTAGGCTTTAGAGTTAGGGATGCAGCAACCGGACAGGTAAAGCTAGAGGTCACTGATCGGTTGACCCGTGTTATTGGAAAGGTGGATACAGGAATTTCGAATGGTGCCATGGATGTTCCGGGTTTCGCGACAGGTACACCGTGGGCAGTGATCATGCAACCTATCAGTAGCTTGTCCGAGCCCGCAGATTTTTCTACTCCCGCTATAAGCGGTACAACGCTAAGCTGGTCATTTATCGATAATACGACTAGTAAAAGACGATCCGTAACTATTATCTATGGAGTGTACTGATGTCTGTAGGTTTTCGTGTGAGAAATAATGGTGTTATTCAGATTGATGACGCTTATAAAAATTTAGAGTTGCTTCAGAAAAGTGTCGTGATTGCAAATTTGGCGGGTGGTATATATAAATATGTTCATCTAAATGTTCCACTTCTTACAAGCTCGTTGATCGCTATTAGCAGTGTTTACGGTGTGTTTTGTCAGAAAATAAATGATACGACGCTGCGAATAAATATTGTATCAAATAGTAACGAGGAACAATCAGCTGAGGTTTTTGTATTTGGGCCTCCAAGTAATGAGGTTGTGAGTGGGGGCGTTGGGCTTGTAGTTAGGAACTCCTCGGGGCTTGGTGTTGTTTATAATTCAGCTAAGGACTATCTGAAAATTCTTGGGGTTAAGTCTGGTAAGTTAGCGTCAGGAACATCAGTTTCCGGATCCTTTCCTAATAGAAAACTGGCGGTTATTCAATCAATGAGGCCTTATAGATTTCAAGGGGGGCATACAACAGTTAATGGCGTGCCGTACATAACGCGAGCCGTTAGCGGTGGTGTCGTCAGTACTCCATCATTAGGTGGTTATTTAATTGATCATAGGTTGCTTTATTCTAGTCGAAGCGAGGCGGCTCGTGAAATTGACTATCATGATACCTTTGAGTATTTAAGTTATGCATGTTTGATTGTTGATGTTACTGGGTATTAAAGTGTACCTTTGTGAAAGTTGATTAATAGTGATCTATTTTTAGTGTATTTTTATTTTTTCAAATTTTTTGGAGGTAATAAGCTATGGCTTGGTACAGTACAGGTACAATTTCTGTCACTCTGGATTCCAGCGCAGTTACAGGTAAAGGCACTTCTTTTATCGCTAATGCTAGGGTTGGCGATGCCTTTAGAGGACCTGACGGTGGATGGTATGAGGTAACTAACATAGCCAGCGACACGGCGATGTCTATCTCCCCAAATTATCAAGGCGCAAACAACGCTGCGGGCTCCTATGCTCTGGCGCCGATGCAGGGCTACGTTAAGGATTCGGCCGACGCGCTTCGTATGGTGGTTAACCAATTCGGTGCAACACTGGCAGTGCTGGGCACCTCAGGGACTGTTGAAGGAGTCCGAGCTTCCTTGGGTGTCGGAACTGTCGCTACGGAGAACGTTCTACCCGTTACTAAAGGAGGTACCGGAGGTTCCGACCAAGTAGCGGCGCGTACTAGTCTTGGCTTGGGAAGTGTTGCAGTAGAAAACACGCTGCCTATTACCAAAGGAGGAACCGGAGGAAATACTCAGGTGTTAGCAAGGAGTGGACTAGGACTGGGTACGGCTGCAGTTGCTAACATTGGTACCCAGCCAGGTAATGTGATGAGCGTTGGGGCAGGAGGGTGGTTGGATTCGTCTATCATTTCTAATGGTAATGCTAATGAGGCAAGAAGTACTGGGTTATATAGTCTAAATAATGCTTTCAACTCTCCTTGGAGTACAGTTCAACTGCTGTCCACCGATTGGGGGAATGATCCTCGCTGGCAGTCGCAGCTGGCACTGGGTATTTCTGTAAACAAGGCTTATTTTCGTTCAATTTTAAAAGATCAAACCGGCGCGACGTCATGGGCTGAAATTTATCACACCGGTAATACAACCCGCGCTGCGGACGGCACCCTAAAGGCGATATGAATATGACTACTCGCGCAGCAATTAATATCCTCGGTTCTAGCGGGGAAATCATCGATGTAACGTCTCTGGGCGTCAGCGAGATTACGTCTTCGTACAGCGATGGGGTTTATCGGGTAGTGGGCACGCTCGGCATGGCGCCGCCACCTATGGGTTGGGGTTATGTTGTTAATCAGGCAGACCTCGACAAGACTATTTCAATTGAGTATGCGGAAAACGAACTGCGAGTGACGGTCGAAAATGAAAAGGTACCCGTCAAACTCGCGCATAGCATCACGCTTCATGTTCTTGTCGAGGAACTGCCTCCGGTAGAAATGTCCTTGTCAAATCAGCCTGCCGAAAAAACCAGTGAGCTTATGTCTGAAGTGGATGCTGAATATATGCGGCTACGTGCAATTGCAGACTTCAAGGTCGCACCGCTGCAGGATGCAGTTGATGTCGACGAGGCCACGGAAGAAAACGTCACTCTACTCAAGGCCTGGAAGAAATACAGAGTCGCGCTTAACCGGGTAATTGATCAGTCCGGCTATCCGAATAAAATTGACTGGCCGGTAGCGCCAGAGTGATTAAAATCAATAAGTAAAGCTTTCCAATAAAAGCGCCCTAGACTAATAGTAAGCATGTGTTTTAGGGGGCTTGCTTTGGTTGTATATATGCATTTCGATAGAGATTGACTTCGGGAATCAAAAAAATGCCATGGTACAAAACAGGCACGGTTAACGTGCAAAATAATGTTGCAACGGTAACAGGTACTAACACCGCTTTTGCAGCAAACAGTCGTGTAGGCGATGCATTTCGCGGTCCTGATGGTGGCTGGTATGAAGTGGTTAATATCGCCAGTGATACGGTTTTGTCGATATCGCCGAATTATCAGGGTGTAACTAATGCCGTTGGCATTTATGCGCTGACTCCTATGCAGGGATACGTGAAGGATTCGGCAGATACGCTGCGGGCATTGGTCAACGAGTTCGGAAATAAACTCGCTTCACTGCGCACTACCGGCAATTACGAGGTTCTGCCAGTGGCTAAGGGCGGCACGGGGTCCTCAGATTCTGGGGCGGCAAGGCTTGCTCTTGGGCTAGCGACTGCTCAGGTGGATGCAGTACCTGTTGTAAACGGCGGAACAGGTGGTACTAGTCCAGCTGCAGCACGTGCAGGGCTACAGTTAGGTACAGCGTCAACCGCTAACATAGGCTCGGATGCGGGGTCTGTTATGCAGGTCGGAAGTTTTGGCTTGGGCAGCCCTTTTAATCCGGGCCTAGTGAGAATTTCAAACGCTTCAAACTCAGAAATATACCCTACGGGTTTTTATCGTTATGACGGTCTCACCGTTGATAAGCCTACGTTCGGAACTGGTTACGGATCAATGATAGAACTGTCTGCCATTTTTAGCGGAGGCGCTAACTACGGCGGGCAGATAGCGGTTGACTACGCCACGGCTGAAATGGGATTCAGGAGTTTGAGTGGGAGCTCTGGATTCTCGGCTTGGTGCAAGCTTTACCACACCAGCAACACCACTCGCGCCGCTGACGGCACACTGAAGGCTATCTAATATGTCCAGAGCAGCAATCAATATTCTCGGTTCTGACGGTGCTACTTACGATTTTGTTTCGCAGGGAAATACTGCCGTATCCTCTGCCAGGCTATCAAAAGGTGTTTATCAGGTCGTAGGGTCCTTGGGGATGGTGCCTTTTCCACCAGTTGATGAAGGATGGGGCTACACGGTCAATCAGATTGACAGTCGCGCAGACGTAGAGACGGACTTCACGGATGGCTTGCTTACGATAACCGTAACGAAAGACGGGGCTCCCTACGACTTGAAGCACATGATCACGCTGCACATCCTTGTGCCAGAGCCTGCCCGTTTAGAAATGCCTCAAGCGTAACGTACTAACTCTCCCGAAACTTTCTCATCCCGTTGAAACACATAGAGCCCGCCAATGAGCGGGTTTTTTTGTGCTTGAAGCATTCAGTCGGGCTGCGGGTAAGGACGGCAATCACTCAACAGAAGGTCTCACTTATTAGGTAAACACCATGAACACGACCCAATTAACCACCGAGCATTATCTCGGGCAGAAACGTGTAGCAATTAAACCAATCAGCCGCGCCGTTTTTGAGGTGAGCTTATGAGTCAGGTTATCGGTAGCAGCCTGGGTGCAAACACCGGAGCTGATAGCGTGCCGTCACTGACGCTGGCGCAACTTCAGGCTTTCAAGGCAGGTGATAATCCGGAACAGGTCATCAAGGTATCGGACATCGCTGAAGCACCTCACTCATTCACGTGGGCTTACAGCGATGGGAGCGTGTGGCGAAGTGTCTACCTGCGCAGTGTCGTCAGTACCGATCCCGGTTCTCTTGCATCGCTGAAGGTGGCCACAGTCTGGAACCCGATGTTCATGGCTCTCGATACGGTCTCCCAAGAGCTCTATGGCTACGCGACGCTTTCAGCGCATTTGATGGGGAGTGAACCTGCCACTCACTTAGTGCCTAACTTCATCAACGCTTTTCTTGACCGTGACAGCACCTCGACGCTGACCAATACCGGCAATACTTTACCGATACAAAAGCTTGCGGTGCATATCGAGGGCGCCCCCAAGGCCGCGCTCGTGTATTGGAATGGGTCGCGTGCTTACACCATCGCTGATGGTGCGGCTGACGTTAACGCCGATGAAATCCCCGCATCCGCATTCGGGCTCGATGAGATTCCGGGTGGCTCAATCATCTCGGCGAAGCTCATCGCGGTATTCAGCGGTCCGGCAGCGGTGCCTTACTCCAATCGAAACCCGGCCGAAGGGCATGGCACGGCGATGTACCGTTTTGACCCTGCGCAGACAACGATGTCAGACACGGACGTGCCAGGCTCATTTACCTGGACGGGCGCCGATCCGGTGATGCGCAGCGGAGGCTATTACCCGTTCTTTCTGGCGCGACACAAAAACAAGCAGGCCACTGCGCTGATCGCTATTGGCACAAGCATTACCGCTGCTGTCAGCGATCCGGCGGATGTGTTTGGCGGGTCTGCCTGGTTCCAGCGGTCGCTCAAGAACTTCACTGTCGTACCGGGTGCGTTCAACTTCGCCATATCCGGAAGTACGTCATTGGCGGGTAAGGATGATCAACGACTGTCGGCTTACTTCAAGTACTGCACGGCGGCTCTGATCGAGGAGCCAACCAACGACCTTCTGAATCCGTCTGCGTTGACAGCGGCGCAGGCGAAGGCACGCGTAGATTTTCGGCGCGATCAGATGGTGGCGGGCGGTATTCCTGCCAACAAGATCGTGCTTGTGCTGCCTATTGCGCAGACAACAAGCACTGACGGCTGGGCGACCGAGGCAAACCAGGTGCCTAAAGCGGGGTGGGGCGCAGGTGAGGTGGTTCAGCAATACAAAGCGCTCGCACAGGCCGACACCCGCTACGGGCTTGTCTTGAGTCGAGAAGCGTTGCTGGGTGCTAACGGCCTGTGTTTCAAGGCGAATCTCACGCCTGATGGCCTGCACCCCAACCGTGACGGCCACATCCTTGAGGCGGCTCACGATGCGCCATTGATGGAAGCTTTTTTCAGCGCTGCTTAGCGCATTGAATCCTCGACCCGCTTAGGCGGGCATTCCCAGACTGATCTGCTCAACCCGGAGACACCCATGCAACTAAACCAGCAGCAATTGCTGCAGATCCTCCCCAACGCCGGCCCTGTTGCCGGCGTTTTTGTGCCTGTGCTTAATGCGGCGATGAGCCGTTACCAGATCGTCACCCGTGTGCGCGTGGCAGCGTTTATGGCGCAGATTGGTCATGAGTCGGCGCAGTTGAATCGTCTGACCGAGAACCTGGATTACAGCGCTCAGGCGCTGCGTCGCAGTTGGCCTGGGCGTTTTGATGATGCGACGGCGCTGGCGGTGGCTCATCAGCCTGAGAACATCGCCAACCTGGCCTATGCCTCGCGCATGGGCAATGGTCCTCCGGCATCAGGCGATGGCTGGAAATACCGCGGCAGAGGTTTGATTCAGGTCACCGGCAAGGACAATTACCGCGAGTGCGGTACAGCGCTTGGCCTGGATTTGCTGGCTCATCCCGAGTGGCTGGAGCACCCGGACAATGCCGCGTTGTCGGCGGGCTGGTTCTGGTCGGTCAATCAGTTGAACCGGCAAGCGGACCTAGGCGATCTGAAGACCGTGACACTGTGCGTGAATGGCGGTTTGAACGGTTATGAGGACCGGCTGGCGCTATATGGCCGGGCGCTCAAGGTGTTGATGTGAACGGTTTGGGTATCGCCCGCATCGGGCTTGCCGTGCTGGTGCTGTTTGCCAGCGGCTTCTCGGTCGCATGGCAATGGCAAGCCAATCGTTATGTGGCGTTACTCGCCATCGAGCGGCAGCAACATGAAACCGCACTCGCCGCAATCGCTGCTGCCGCAGCAGATCAGTCACGTCTGGCGCTGGAGCGTCAGCGTTCAGCGCAACAACGTCTCGCGGACCTGGATCAGGCCGCTACACAGCAAAAGGAACATGCCGATGCCGAAAACCAGTCTTTGCGCCGCGCTGTGGCTGACGGCACTCGCCGGCTGCGCATCGCGGGAAGTTGCCGTGCCAGTGGCGGCGACGTGTCCGCTGCCGCCAGCACCGCCAGCGTGGGTGATGCAGGCACCGTTGAACTCGGTTCAGATGCTGGACAACGTGTTCTCGATCTCCGCGCCGCCCTCATCACCAATCAGGCAGCTTTGATCGCCGCGCAGGCTTATATCCGCGAGGTGTGTCTGCGTTGAAGGGGGAGAGGGCTGTCAGCGTTCAAGGCATAGGGCCGTATCGCAGAAACACAAAACCCCTGAATTCGCGAGGAATCTCAGGGGTTTTGTTTACTTCGAATATGGCGGTGAAGGAGAGATTCGAACTCTCGATACAATTTCTTGTATACACACTTTCCAGGCGTGCTCCTTAAGCCACTCGGACACTTCACCGTGTCTCTTCAGACGTTCAGTCTGTCGAGGCGCGCTAATGTAGTCGATGTTCTTTCCAAAGGCAAAACTTTTTTTCAGAATTTTCATGCGCTTAAGCAAAAAAGCACATGGCCTCTGTCTCCATGGGAAATGCCCGGTAGCGTAATTGCGCTCTGGCTCGCATCCGGCGAACGGATCAGGCTGTTATTGGCCTCAGACGTCGAAGAATTCGACTTTGCCGTTTTCCAGTGAGTAATAAGCCCCGACGACTTTCACCTTGCCTTCTTTGATGGGGTTCATCAGGGTCGGCTCCGATGCTGAGCGCAAGCGCTCAACCGTGCGCTGCACGTTGCTTTTAACGGAAGCTTCCAGCAAGTTGTTGGTCTTCTTCGCTTTGGCTGCCAGAACCGCAGGAATGATCGGTTCTATCATTTCGCCAATGGCGCCTGGGTAGACGATGTTGTCCTCTACCACCGATACCGCAGCACTGACAGCACCGCATTTTTCGTGGCCCATCACGACTACCAGCGGCACGCCGAGCTGGCTGACCGCGTATTCGACCGAACCTAAGGCTGCGGTGTCGACCGTGTTGCCTGCGTTACGGACGATGAACAGCTCACCCAGTCCGCGTCCAAACAGTAACTCAGGCGGCACTCGCGAGTCTGAGCAGGAGATCAGCACGCAGAACGGCGTCTGCCCCTTGGCGATTTCCAGGCGGCGGGCGCGGTTGGTTTCGCTGGCGACCATTTTGTCAGACATGAACGCGTCGTTGCCTTCACGTAACGTCTTCAATGCTTGGTCGGCGGTCATTGACGTGCGGGGTGAGCTGGGTGTTGCGGCATTGGCGAGAGAGGGCAGTTCTATTAACGCCGCTGCTATCGGGAGGCAACAGGCGCACTTCAGGATTTTTCGACGAGAAAAGGATGGCGTCAT